ATGCTTCACATATACCATGTTTCACTTTCAAAGGGCTATATTCCTCGAAAGAACCATCATTTTTTCTTACTTCCATTAAAGCAAAACTTTTTTTTAAATTATTTTAAGTTTTTTTTCGGTTAACCATTTATCATCTTGATGTAAGAATAAATATGCAAAAAAATGTAAAATTCCGGAAATTTTAATCGAAAAATTGGTTGTCATTTTGTAATACTATGACAACCAACTGCTTCTGCGAAAAATTTTTTTTTTATTTTTTTTCGGTCTTCTGTTTGTCCAAAATTCCCTGCATTATGGCCGTTGTTGTTTCCTTTTTTTCCTGTTCTTGCTTCTTCTTAAAGGCAAACATACTATTGTATTCATCAACGTGGTCGGTGCTTATAATACACGTTCCATTATTGAATTCAACATTGTTAAATACCGCTCCAGCCTTTCCTGCTCTGTTCTTTAAAATTGCTATTGTTGCCTTACTCTCATTAATATCTTCAACCGTTCTCGCAATAGACATAACGATATGTGCAATCTGAATCTTCTTGAAAGAACCTCCTGCCTTATCCATAGTAACAACCTCTACATTAAGAGAATCCTTAGTACCTTGAACAGGAATCCAAATACCAATGTTAAGTTCACCAGCCATTGACTCGAACTTTCTCATTGTCTTTCCCTCTTTCTCCCACTTATCGTCAGTTGAATCTCCTTTACAAAGCAAGCACTCAAAGTAGTCAACAATAACAAGGTCAGGGCTAAATCCAACATTCCTTAATTTAAGGATAAGCCTCTTTATATCATCAGCGGTTTTCTCACCACTAGGAAGTCTTATAATTCTAAGATTTTTTTGAAGTGTGTCTCTATCTTTATATTTTTCAATTTGAGACCTTACCTCATCAATCCTATTTGGTTTTGACAAATCCTTTGCCTCAATTTCTGAAATTCTACCAATATGCTTTCTTTGAATCTGCTTTACTCTATCCTCAAAGACAATCTGCAATACCTTATAGCCATCATTGTTATTCTGCGGACAACGATATGTTGCAGCATATGAAGCCATTGCAGTTGTTAAAGATGTTTTACCGAAAGAAGATGAACCAATGATACATCCTAATTCACCCTTTCCCAAGCCACCTTCAAGTGTTTCATCAATTTTACCTATACCTGTAGGTATGGCAACACGATAGTCCTCTGATAGAGTTTCATTAAAATTATCGAATACACAAGTACCCAAGTCTTCGCTTGTTCCTTGTATAAGAGCCTTATTTAAAATCTCTACGCATTTGTCATAGTTATCAACGTCACCTTTTCCAGCAATTTTTATTATTTCGTGAGCAACACGAATCATATTCTGCTGTTTAAAAAATTTCTCAGAAAGTTCTCTTATATATCCTGAACCTTCTGATGAAATCTTATGAACCTTGTCTACGACTGCAAGATAATATTCCTTTTCTGTTTCATTGTGTGATTTTTCAGCCAAGGCTATCTTAAGCATATCATATCCAGGAGGTGTTCCTTCCCTTTTATAATATTCTTTCATAACCCCAACCAATGTTTTAAGGTTGGGGTCTGTGAATAAATTTTGGTCGATTATGTCGCACAAATCCTTAAAGAACTCTTTATCCTCAACAAATTCGTGGGCTAATTTATACTGAAAGTCCTCGCCTAAAAAACCTAACTTATTTGTTTGTGCGGTTTTTGCCATAATCCTTACTTATCTTTACTATTTTCTTCTAATTTCTTTTTAACGCTCTCTGCTGCAAGTTTGAACCACTTTCTCTCTAGTTTTCTATTCTGTGCCTCAATGTTCAAATTGTAAGACACCTCGTTTCCGTCCTTATCCTTGCCGTAATTTGCTATCATTGTGTAATCACCAAGTTTTTTGAATAAATCATCATGTTCAGAACACGTCTCGCATATCTGTTTTGTAATCTGAATCAACAAATCTGATTTATCTATAATCATCGATTTCAAAACTTGCTGCTCAAATGTAAGTCTGTCTTCATTTGCTTTGAAGAATGAATCCTTATCATAAGAATATACTCTTCCATCCTTAGATGCGATTTTAACAACCTTATTGCTAATATCCACCTTATCTCTTATTGCTTTTGGATAAGCATATCCATCCCAAATTTTACTGATTATAGGCTTTTTCTTATCATAAACCTCAAACTTGAATGTACATTCCCAAGGCTCAATCAATGGGGAAGTGAATTCCTCGAATGCATCCGGCTCCATAGGATTGAAATTATACCAAGTATATACCCTACTCTTTGACTTTAGGTCGTTGTTAATCATTTCAACGATTTCGTCAACCTTGTTTTTAAACTCTAATGATTCCATACTATGCTCGATGTAATCATTAATTTTGAAATTTCTCTTACAAATGATGTTGTTGTTTACATAAAGTGCAAACTCGAATCTCTCTTCTTTGTAAACTTGTTCTTTTACGTTAGCCATAAAAATAAAAAAATTAATTGTTAAACATATTCTTTAAAACTAAATTCTGCGCTGATTTAATAAAGTATTTAAGAGCCATTTCATCGCTTTTCATTGGTTTAAACAATTTCTTTCCTGATTTCCAATCAAAGCCGTCTCTCAGTCTTGCAATGTAAAGTTCAAATGTAATATCACCCGAATCTAAATGTTGAAAAACGCCCGAAAATGAACACCCGGGATTTCTATATTGTAATAACCCTATAGCCTCCTGATATTTGTTCAATAATTCCTTATCCATACTTTATTTTTTAAAATTTAACATAAATTAACAATGCAAATATACAAAAAAAATTGCAAAAAACAAATTTTAAGTCGCATTTTTTTCAAAATATTTTTTCTCCATTTTTATAATTCTTTCAAAAAATCCAAATACGCTACCAAATATCTTTTCGTTCATAAGGTCGTTCATGCCGTTTTTAGAAATAATATCGTATACATTATTTATATTCCTATCATCATCGCCCAACGGCGCGTGCATTTCATCTTCCATACACTCTTTTGCTTCATCAGTCAACAAAGGCTCACTTAAATCAATAATTTTCTTGTTTATCTCATAAATGTCTTTCCCTTGCGCCCCATCTGTGACTCCGTTAACGATATTTTCAAGCGATTTAAGGGGCTTTTTCTTATCAGCCTTCCTCTCTTCCAACAAAACCTTTGAACGCTCTATAATAGCCCCTAATGAGGTCTTATTTTCCTTAATTTCAGGAAATAATTTCAATAATGTCTGTTCTCCAAGTCCTTTTATGCCTTTTATATTATCAGAAGAATCTCCACAAATGATTTTCTTCAATAAAGTGTTTTCATGGGTAACTCCAAGTTCCTCAACTGAGTTTTTTGGACTGATAAATTTCTTCAATGAAGGTATATACTGACAAACCTCGTCATTTATTAACTGTGTAAGGTCTCTATCTCCGCTAACTATGACAATTCTCTCATTTTTCCACTTATTTTTCACATAATTTGCAATTAAATCGTCACCTTCAACGTCATCGTACATAAATTGCCTTACATATAGATTTTCTAGAATGTTCCATAGAATTTCCCTCTGTCTTTGGAAAGATTCATCGTCAGTTTCGGCGCGTACAACCTCTTTTTTGCTATTTTTGCTGTTTTTTAACACATTTTTTACATAATTGTTGATATATTTGTCGTAATCTGACGTTCCAGCAGCCAATTCGTAGTGTTTATCACGATTTGCTTTATATTCATTGTAAATATTATATCGTAAAACGCCTGAATTGTACCCATCCCAGCAAACAACGCAAAAATTGAAATCTTTTTTTTGCAAAAGTTGGCCCAATTGCCTCAAAAACACGAAAACTGCGCCATATTCCTCTCCTTTTTGGTTCATTCTCTTATCAACAAGAGACATTTTAAGCAAACTATTGCCATCAACTAGTAGAGTATATACTAATTTTTCATTTGAAACGTTATTTGCCTCTGCTCTACTCTTTTTTACCACTTGTTTCATGAAAATTATACGTTTCGTCACCTATTATTATCTCATAATCCAAATCATAATTTGGGCTATAATCATATATTGTTGGCTTATTCATTTCAAATTTTGCCTTTAAGTCTTTAAAAACATTTTCTGCCATTTCTGATTTAGTGAAATACCAATTTCTTAAAAATTCATATTCCCAAATTCCAACAACTTTTCTATGCAAAATCCTTGTCCTTGGTATTCCTACCTTACTGTAGTCGTAAATGTCGTATTTAAACTTATTCATTGCTATAAACATTAAAAAATTCTGCTTCATTACTAATATATGTAGGAACATTAACTGGTCCTCTTGAAAATGATTGCAATATAGCCCTATCAACTTCTTCTACTATCTGCTCTGAAAGTATTGCTGTTAATTCTCTTTCAGCATCAATGTTATGAAATGCTCTTATATCGTCTAAAGTTGTTTTTGACCATGTTGCTTTAAGAGTTTTATTAATTCCTATTACAGAATAATCATAACTTTCATACTTATACTTTTCCATAATTTATTTATCCAAATATTTTACAACTCTTACATTCATACCTTTTTCATTAGCAATATCAATCATATGCTTCGTCCCATGAGATTTACCATCCCAAAATGCTATCAGTGCATCAGCAAATTCAGCCATTTGTTCGTTTCTCCTAAACCCTGCTGATTTGCCATACTTTTTCCAATCTGCCGGGAAGATTTCAAGGTCAAATTTTTCGTCATTTGCATATTTTTCTCCAAGTGAATCAGCACCACGTGCATTACCACTGACAATTATTATATTATGTGTTTTCTTTTTCTCACGCAAATACTTATTGCATTCGTCATGTAATAACTTATAATTACTAAACCCTCTTGAACCTGCAATTATAACTTTAAAATTTTCCTTTTTTTCTTTTTTAGCCATATAACTAATTTTTACAAATATACAAAAAAAATGTTAAAAAACAAAAAAAAGAGTGGGCTTTTATTCCACTCTTTTCAAAAATTATCCTCTCTTTCTCAAATCATTAGGGTCGTAATCAAATGGGTTTCTTCCATTTTTAGAAATTTCATCTAGTTTATCAGCATTAGTTAGAAGCATATTAGAAACACTTGAAAACGCCTTTGCATTTTTTGCAAAAATTAATGACTTAAGACCAAGTGAATTACCATTACCCATTATAACATTAGCATCTTTACCAAATACACTATTTATCTTATTATTTTGAACTAAAGTTTTGCACGTATTTGATAATTCTAGCAAAACATCATTCAAATCACGTAATAAATCTGCCAATTTACTTGCTCTTTCGTAAACAGCATATTCGTTTTTTCTTCCCCAACTTTCTATTTCTGAAATTGTCTGAGAAATATCATTATAAATTGTGTTGTATTTAACGAACAAATCTTCCCCGGCCTCCTTTTTAAACATATTTATCAAAGTTCTTATTGCATTAGGACCAAATTGTCTTTCTCCATTCCTAATGAACCCTTTAACACTAGCCAATGCTGTATCATACACTAGTTTTTTAACATTAGCAGCCAATCCCTTTGGTGATGCTTGGTCTTCTCCAATTGCGTCATCGACAGTTTTAGACTTTATTGTTCTTTTAGGCTTTACTGGCTCTGGGACTTCCTCACCTCTTTCTCTTGCTTCTGCGTCATCTATGGCCTTTCTCCATCCAAGATAAGCCTTTTTCTGTTTTGCATCATAATCGCCTTTGTACTTAAAAATTTGACCCTTATAGGTCATCGTGCCATCTTCGTTTATTTCGCGTAAGGCTTTTCTTACGGACTCTTTTACAATTCTATGAAGGTCTGACTCTGTTAATCTTATTAGTTGTCTCATATCTATGTATATTTCAATTATTATCTTACCATAAAGTTGAAAGGCATTGGTTTCATCTGTAACACCTTCAATAAACTATCATTCATGTCTGCCTGATTCTTCATCAAGTTCCAAGGTAGCATTCTATCAAGCCTTTCCTTCAATTCATTCAATACTCTTTCCTTATCTTGCTTTCCAAGGTCAAGCAACATATTATAATCCATCTGCATTTCTGCTTCAGGTATCTTAACCACACCACTATATGTACCTCTGATGATACCAAGAGTAATCATAGCCTCTGCAACAAGCAACTGTCTTACCGTTTGCTGTGTTGGTTCATTAAGCAACTCATATCTCATCTTATTCAATGGTATTTGGTCAGGGGTAATAAGAATTGAATCCTTATTGTCAAGTAAACATTGTTCTACTGAACCATCATTATCACCGACATCATAATATGTGTACCAACAATAGCAAGAATGGTATCTATTCCATCCCCAAGTATCGTCAGCAGCAATACCACCAACCATATTTGGAGAACCAGGAGTTGATAACAAGTGAACAAGGTGTGTTCCATTTGGTCCTGCTGTTACTTGATAAGCCAAATCGCCACGAAGCAATGAGTTCTTATATTTCAAGTCAGCAGCCATAAGTGCTGTGTCATAAGATGAACCAATGTAGAAACCAGTAATACCCATACCATTACCCATATTACCATATTGTCCATAACCTCCTGCGATACCTGTATCAAGTGTACCCAAGTTACCATACAAAGCAGCCTTTGTTGTTGATGGAGTAATGTACATAACCTTATTGATTTCACGTCCTGCCGGAATTACATACACTTGTTTTCCCTTTTCAATTTGGAAGAAGTCTTTCTTTAATTCCCATCTTGTACCTCTTTGCTGCAATCCTACCTCTTTTGAAAACCATTCAGACCAATCCCTTGACCAATCAAGTGTTCTTGTGCTAAGTGCAAATGCCAACTCAGAAGGATTTCCAATAAGAGAGTTATTTCCCATCATATTTAACCATTGAGATTCAATCACCCAGTTCTGAACATAAGATGCATAGTCACCCACTGCAACCTCAAGAAGGTCACATAATTGCTCATCTTCTAACTGAACAATACGTATAGGCGCACCAATCTTAGTACGAACTATTCTAAATAAATCCCTAAGTTCATTTGTAATTGTCATATTTAACTATAGTTTTAATTATCTATAAATATTTATAAATAAAAATAAATAATATGTTTATAAACGAAAATATAATTAGAAGAGCCTTACGCCAATCAATTAATGAAATGATACAGGAAGATAGGGTTGAATCACAAGATGGAACAGTTGAAATTGATAATTTCCAAAACGTAAGAGATATTATGAATTTCAAAAACCCTGGCGACACACTTTACTTTGTTGAATTAATACGTAGAAAGAAAGATAATCCTTCAATGAATCATTCAAGACAATTCATTGGCCAATATTATTTCAAGTCACAGCAAGAATTTGATTCTGCTGAACAAGCAATAAAGGATAAGTGCAAAAAGCAAGGAGCAAGAGCATATATATATCTAAACGCACGTTCAAAGGCAGTTGTTGATAAATATACACAGATATATGCAGCAAGATTTGCAAAAAATAGCAGTTTAGCAAGACATTTTGGTAATAACCCTATGGCATTCGCAGCAGGAAGAAGTTTTGACGCGCCTGATAGACCGTTATGCTTCATTGACATCGACTCAGACGATTTCAAAGATATAAGCATGGCAATGAAAATCATACAAGATGCAGGAATAACACCATTGTTTGCGTATAGAAGTATGAATAATGGATTACATGTAATATTACCAGATAAGGATGCTGCTAAAAAGTTAGATTTCACACCTATAAATGGAAACTTAAATGGTCTTAGCCAATTTGCTAAGAATAATGCCAAGGTTAGTGTTGAAATCGATAAGCCTACATTGCTTTATGCTTCACTAAAGCCAAATGGATATGGGGCACAGCAAGCTAGACTACAGAAATTCATAAATCAGAGAAATCAACGTAATAGAAGACACCCATAAAAAAAAGAGCAGCCATTTAAGGTTGCTCTTTTCTTTTTATTCATCAAAGGTTTCTTCCTCGGTATATTCCAAATCTGCTTCTGTAATATCAGCAACAGCCTCTTTACCGTCTTTCTTCCTTTGTTTATCTAGATTTTCAAGAATCAATTTAATATTATTCTTCTTATAGTCATCAATTTCTTCCTCTGAAATCAATCCATTGTGTACGCAGCACATTGTTCCTTCATAAGTGACATTGTATGGGGTAGGTAACTGATTCTTTGTTGTCTTTACTTTTGTTACAATTCCATACTTAAAATTCTCACCCTTGGCTGTTGCCTTTAATTCCTTAACAGCGGCTTTTGCAACGCCTCCAAGGTGAATAATTAGTCTTGCCCCATAGAACATAGTCTTACCGCCTTTTAGTTCAATAGAAGGAACGCCAGGCATTCCATTCATTGAATCATTCCATATCTTATTAACACAGAAGAATGTGTTTGTATAAGGTTCACTTACCTTTCTTGATGAAGGTATTCTGTTATTAATAAGGTTGTTAAAGGCTTGTGATATTGCTCCGGCATCGAACATATTGTTTCCTGTCTTACTCATATAAGACTTGAATGACTGAATTGAACCAATACTATCCCAAATAAAGCATACTGGCTGCATTATCTTTCCTTCGTCTTGTAAGTCAAGGATTGTGTTCATTGAATATGCAATATCTTCAAGAACGGCTTCCTTTCTCTTTTTAGACACTTTCTTTCCTGCTGAGTAATCCATATCTCCATATTGTTCAGCCAAAATTGTTGAATCGTAATATACAACGTTTTCTGCTTTATAGTTAACAATACCTTCTGTCACCTCACCAGTTTCTTCATCGTAAATCTCACCATAGATAGGTTCTGCCTTAACTCCACAATCCATAGCATATTTCCAATCAAAGTTTCCTTCTGTTTCATAAACAACAGATAGGATTCCCTCTCGCTGACAAGCAGCAATAAGGCAATTCTTGATTGTTGATTTACCTGTATTTGACCATCCTGTAGTGATTGTTAAATAGCCCTTTGGAATTCCAGGAATTTTAAGTGCATTTTCAAATGCTTGTGGTAAAACAATGAATTCAGTTTCCTTTTCAGCATTTGATGTTTTTAATTCACTCATTTTAACAGGGCCTTTTGGCTTTTCCGTATTAAATCCCAACAAACTCTTAATATCATCTGTTGTTGGTCTTGTAAAGGTTTTTTTCTTTATCGCTTGTTTCATAACTATTTATCTTTTTCCCTTATTAATTTTTTCCAATCCTTTCTACAGATTGCGTGATAAAGGTCATCGCCACCTACAAGTATTTGGCTTCCTTCTGTGATAATTCTTCCTTCAGGGCTAAATCTTGCATTTATTGATGCCTTGTAGCCACAAGTACAACTTGTTTTGATTTCTTCTATTTCGTCAGCCAATTCAAATAATCTTTTTGACGCTGGGAATAATTTTGATTTAAAATCAGTTCTTAAGCCATAGCACATAACATTAACTCCAAGGAAATCAACAATGTCAGATAATTGGTCTACTTGCTCTTCCGTTAGGAATTGGCATTCATCAACCAATATCCATTTTATCATTTCCTCATCTGTTGCCATTCTTATGTGATTAAATTCATTAACAACCGTGTAAATGTTGATTGTTGGCTCAATAGAAATACATTCTCTTTCTAATCCTGCTCTTGATTTAACCATGTTTTCACCATCCCTTGTATCAGCTGATGGCTTAAGAACTATAATCGGTATATTTTTTTCGTCAAAGTCATGGGCAGTTGCCAATAACCTTAAAGATTTTGAACTACCCATAACTCCATAATGAAAATATAATTTCGCCATTATAAATTATTTGTTAAAATGGTAAGTCATCCTCGCCATCAATTATTATACCACCAGCAGACTTATCTTCTTTTTCTTCCCTTGGGAAATCTGAAAAGTCCTTTGTGTGTTCGGTCAAGTTTTCCTTCAACTCTTCCTCTGCGGCCTTCTTTTCCTCTTCCTTCTTTTCTTCTACATCAATGTATTTGTTTTGTGCCTTATCAAATACAGGCACTCCACCCTTAATTACTATTGACATATACTCATAAGACTTAACGGTGTAAACTTCATTCCATTGTTTGCTGTCATTAATCCAAGCCATTCCCTGCTCATAATCCTCAGTTAATGGTGTCTTGTCTTCATCATCAACAACCTTTGTAACAGTTTTTCCATTATCATCCTTCGTAAGAGTTACGATTAAGTCCTTACCTTCATTTAGGTCAAAGATATTGCTAGTCTTACCTTTCTTCTCTGCTGCTTTCTTTCTTTCGAAATAGATGTTCATAATCTTATCATAAACTCCATCTTTCTTTGCAGAATCGTTGAATAGCCAAAACTTTGCTCCATCCTCTTCGTGTCCTCTCTCAATGCACCTTACAATCCATGCAGCCTTTGCACGGTTCATAAACTCAATGTCACCATACTTTTTCTTTTCTACTTCTGATGGTGCAGTGTGTCTAAGTTCCTTTGCCTTTGCTGAAACCTCACAGAATGGGCACTTATCACCCATTTCATTGTGTGTAGGGCACACGAAAGTACGCCAACCTCCAGGACTTAACTCCTTGTTGACCTTAACTGTGTGAATAAAAACTTTCTTGAATGGGCTACCACCTTCAGGGGAGAACGGTAATAGTCTAATTGTAAGTGTTTTAGATTTTTCTCCAGGCTTTAAACGTGCTTGAAGATAATTTTTCTCATCAAATTCTGTCTTTTTCTTAGTTGTAGTTGTTGCAGCGTGTTCTTTTTCATACTGCTCTGCCACTGAATTCGCGTCAATGTTCGCGCCTAAAATCTTTTCTGCCATAAAGTTTAAAAATTATTAAAATGTATCATAAATTGATACTTAAATTCATATTACAAATATACAAAAAAAAATTGAGATTAAAAAATATTCCGTCAGCTTTTTTTAAACTAGCTGACGGAATAAAATATTTTATTAAACCAATTAACTTAATCCGAATATCTTCTTGATGTCTTGGTCTAATTCGTCAGCAACTGCAAAACTATCGTTCATTTCTCTTTCGTTGAAATCATCAACATCATCATTTGTTATAACATATTCCATTGATGTTGGCTCTCCGTTATCTGAATATGCTGAATAGTTGCTGTCTTTAGCTTTATCTGCCCAGTAATCAGTAGGCTTAACTTTGAATGGATATGAATCTAAAGAACGAAGATTTAATTTTTCAGTCTGTGTAGGATTTCTTTTTTCAAATTCCTTTTTAAGGTCTTCGATTTCTTGATTGTTTCTATCAAATAATCCCTGTAGAGTTTCAATAGCACCAAGTAATTTTTCAATTCTTGTGTCTACTTTACCCAAATCCTTACCCAATGAATTAACCTTATCATTAACCTCTTCTTGAGCCTTTGTAAGGTCATCAACGTCAATTACATTTTCATCTTCTTCAGGTTCACCCTCTTCAAGACCTTCAGGTCCACCAGGCATACCTCCCATAGGGTCTTCTCCAGGCATACCACCGCCCATTGGGTCTGCTCCAGGTGCTCCGCCTCCCATAGGGTCTCCCCCAGGGGGCATTCCTCCATCAGGCGCTCCTCCGGGTGCGCCACCTGCCATTTGGTCTCCACCAGGTGCCCCACCCGTTGCATCAGGTGCGCTACCAGGTGCTCCGCCGCCCATAGGGTCTCCTCCAGCAGGAGGCATTCCTCCATCAGGCGCTCCTCCGGGTGCGCCACCACCCATAGGGTCTTGCTGATTTTGGTCATCATCCGCCTCTTCTAACGGACTATAACCAAATGACTCCCCTATAGCCTTCATAAATCGCATATGGGCTTCAAAAAGATTATTTTCTTTTAAATATTTGTAGTCTGCCATCGTTTTAAATTTAATCTACTAAAAGTTGCTTATTATCTTCCGTTAGAATAGTTTTTGAACTTTCTGTTCTCTCAATAAGACCCTTGTCTTTCTTAATTCTCTTTACTGCTTTCGGTTCGTCATTGATAATTGACTCAGCCATTGAAATCTTATCCATAACTTTCTTATTATCTGTCTTATTATTTTCAGGTGTTACATAAACCGGGTGTTTTTTTACCGGCTTAATGTCTTGAGACTTTTTAAATATAAATGCCATAGTTCTTTTATTTTATATATAAATATCTTTTTAACTAAAAAAAGAGCATTTATCCTCAATTTTTGACAAATCGTTAATATTTAGATTTCCATTAGTTAATATTATAAGTTTATCTTTGTAATTGTCCCAGTTTATCTCAACTTCATTGTATGGTTTTTTATCAGCAAAGTTATAATCATGCTCTATAAGTTTATTAAGAGCATTAATAGAAAAAATACAACCATTCTTGACATGCATAATGGTTGAACAAGGTAGTTTCTTAATAAACTTATCTTTATCGTATGTTTTAAAGGTTACAAGATATTCTTTATTGTTGGTATTGATTGTATAAACAAACACTTTATCAAGTTTTACGCTGAACTTGTATCTCAATGTTTCCAAAAATGATAAGATTCGTGTTTTGTTAACAAACGTTCCTATGATTATTCCTTTTTTAGACATGATATTTTTAGAGTATTGACATAAAATACGGAACTACGTATTTTTTATTTCCAATTTCGGATTTAATCTCCTTAACACAGTCTACTGTGTTCGTGCAAATTATATTTTCCTTTATTGAATATATCTTTTTAAAGATTTTTGATATATCTACTTTTATGTATTCGATGATACTCAACGAAATTCCGAGAATTTTGTCCTTTTCATATAATACATAAATCATATTATTACTTATATAAATATATTTTTTTTCATTGGAAAATAATATATTATATAATTTTTTTATTTTATTATATCTTAAATCTAGTATATTAATATAATAATATTTTATATTATTAATAATATTATATATAATAAAATTATAAAAATAATTTATATCGTGCTCAAAATCAACCCTACTTTCGTTTTTTCTGAAAGTCCAAAACAAGTTTTCCTTTGGGTTCTTTTCAAGAATTGAAAAATTATCAATATATTTTTTTGCATTATCAATTCCGACAATTAAAATAGGTTTTGTTGGGTCAGCTAACGAAATATCGCTAACTACCTCAACAAAACCCTTAACATTATTAATCTTTTTGTCAGACACAATATAACCTAATTTGTTCATGTTTTTCAATATTTTTTTGCAAATATACAAAAAACATTTCAAAAAAAGAAATTATTTGTGCCTAAATAAATGCCATTCAAGTGAGAATCTTCCGTATTTTTTCTCATTTCTGTAAACGTTACAGCTATTTTGAGTAAAGTCGGAAATCCAATTTTTGCCATCAAATGCGCATGTATGGAAATTGTTAGTCTTTTTATTGGTATCACCTTTTCTACCACTCTTCCACATAGTACAAACATCACCCTTTTGAGGCGTTTGTGGGAATTTCAATTCATCCAAGTTACTCTGAACGCCATGAGAAATCTCAGCGAAATCGCTATTACTTGCTTTCATCTTATCATAAACATTCCAAGGATAATGACCCCAATATTTATCTCCAAAACCTGACTCTTTTAGCGCTCTGTTTGGTACACTAGTACATAATCCGCATCCGCCTTTCTTTGGACCGCCGCAAATATGGTCTCTCCAATAATGCAATCTTTCAACAAATTTTCCAACATTCCAATTTCCAATATAATCGGTCTCATTTTCTTTTCCACCACCTCCTGAATTTGTAACGCTTTCTGCATCGCCACTTACATTTAATGAACTTCCACAAGACACTATTTCATATCTCTTTTCTCCAAATAGAGCATCGTAATCACTTAGAGCATTATTGGTATCAGACCTTAATTCAGGTGTATTTGACTTATATTTCTTAACCAAAGCTTTACAGAATGAATTATGCATACCGCTTGAATCTTCACCTTTAGATACGTTTACAACGCCAATAGGAGAATCGGTATTTTTCTCAGAAACAACAATTATCTTTGTGGCACTACTACCTTCCTTAACCGTAACAATATATCCCGCAGGAGTTGAACTTTGATTCTGTCCGTCACCAGGAACAATCCACTTGATAGTTTCTATCTTATCGCCATATCCTTGCAACATCATATCAAACATATCTCCAAAACTACCACTATTGTTTATGTTAGTTAGATAAACAGTGTTTCCTTTACTCTTGCTTTCATCAATTCCTGCTTTTGCACCTGAATTAGATGAATCTGCCGTTTGATTAAGAGCATTAACAAAACCTAATGCTAATTCTGATATGCCACCTTTCTTAGTGTTTGCTGTGCTATCAGATGACTTATTAGTTGGTACTGATTCAGAGAACTTGAATTTATTAAGTCTATTTAGCCAACCTTCTAAGAAAACACTTTGTTTAGGTTGTTTAGACAAAGCAATAATGTACTGCTTTCTCCTATTCCAAAGTTTATTAAACAATTCCCTTTGGTTAGGATAACTATTAATTGCTTTAATATCAGCGGCTTTGGCTGGATAACTTCTACTTGTTCCAAGTACTTCTTGTGGGTAGTATAAACCATATACACCCATGTAAAGCCAATCAACAAGTAAGTATGCTATAGACTTATTATTTATCTCATCCGCTCTCCATGCGTCCCAATAAGTTCTCATAATGTTATTCCATTGAGCGTCAGATATGTTTTTAAGGTCGTTACAAGTTTTATTTACGCCATAATATTGTCTGTATGTACCTATTGTAACTCCTGCCATTGTGCATCCGCCTTTATCGTTTGGGTTATTTGACCACCCACCTTCATTTTCCAGAAGAATTTTCTTAAATCCTTCTATACCTCCTGAGTTAGCGGTTGTACTACCTGCTTCTAATGGGAATGTCTGATACTCACAATCGTTGTTAACACCTGCATTATTGTTTTCAATTCCAATAATATTACCATTATTTTCACCTTTTCCTGTTTGGTCAAGCCTTGCTCTTTGAGATAGATGTTCTGCTATTCTTGTACAAATGTTTGACATTCTCTTACCCATAAATTTGGTTGTCATATTGCCAGGTTCAATATGATGGGTAACATTATGTATCAAATAAGTTCCTCTAAACAATGGTACATTATTAAGCACAAAATACATCAATGGCTGAATCCAAGCACAGCCCATCATTGTAACATTACAAGTATATGAATAGTTACCATAAACAGCATACAAATCCTGTCCATAAACGAACAACTTTGATTGGTCGCCAGTTTGATTATCTTCACTATTCAATGATGCAATATCATATACAGATTGTAAAACACTTTCAGTAACAACAGGGTTATCCATTGAAACATCAATGTCCTTAAAGTAACTTTGATACATCTTTCCGTAAGACACCCCAAAAGCAGGGATTCTATATGATTCACCACCATTATAGTTAGCACTTGTTAATGGTTCTGGCCATTTATTAGTAGTACTATTTGGCTGATTTATCATAAAGCCATCATTATTATATTCTCCATTAGTAACATCATCCAACCAACTTGATGCCTCATATGGATATACCACTACAAAATTAGGGTGTCTTCTGAACTCTTCCATTTCAGTATATGGAACAGTATCAAATACTCTCTCAAGATTTTCCAACTTTCCAAAATCAGCAAAATTCTGAACACAGAAGAACAAGAACTTATTATGGGCTTGTATATTATCCAATAAACTACATAAAGAGTATTGCTGATGAACAGTCCAGTTACTTGCAATTTTTTCTAGAAAATCTGCTATATTAACAGGTATGAAAT